TCCATGCCCGATCATGATTGTGCAGCCAGTAAAGGAAGACGCTGAAGGGTATAGCAAGGAAGAAATCAAGCCATTATTTGAGGATACGCCAGCGCTGCAAGGACTGATTACAGAATCCAAGGCACGCAACACCAGCAGCAATACAATCCTTTTAAAACAGCTTAGCAATGGTGGTTTAATAGATATAGTAAATGCTGCCAGTGGGCGGGCCTTTCGGCGCAAGTCGAGAAAGATTGTTCTTTTTGATGAGTTTGATGCTTATCGTAGAATTGACGAAGGTGACGTTTACAAGCTAGGCCGCAACCGTGCTGATTACTACTGGGACCGCAAAATAGGCGTAGGCAGTACGCCAATATTTAAGGATGGGCGAACAGAGGAATTATATAAGAAATCGGATCAACGAAAATTCTTTGTTCCTTGCCCATTTTGCAATCACTATCAAGTTTTGCGATGGGATCAAATGATAAAAGAGGGCGAATTCACCGCCCATTACGAATGCGAAAATTGCAAAACGCCAATCCCGCACAGCAAAAAACGCTGGATGGTGGAGCGCTGCGAGGATCGTGCGACCGCTGTGGCCCAGGTCCCTGGCCTGATTGGGTTCCATGTGTGGGCGGCCTACAGCTATTCACCTGCGGCGGACTGGGCGATTCTGGTTCGTGAATACAAAGAGGCACTGGAGTCCTTGCGCAAAGGCGACCCAGAGCCGATGCAGACTTTCAAAAATACGGTGCTCGGCGAAGGTTGGGAGGACTCGCAAGCCGGCAAGGTCTCTGCCGACAACCTGGCCAAGCGCCGGCAATCTACGGAGCTGGGGAACGGCTATTCGATCCTTGGCGAAGACTTCACCCTGACCGGCGTGCCCAATGGCGTGCTGTTGATCACCGCTGGAGTGGACACCCAGGGCGGTGGCGGGACGGCAAACGAGCGACTGGTGGCCACCGTCTGGGGCTGGGGTATTGGAGAGGAGGGCTGGCACCTGGGCCATTGGGACATCGATGGCGACCCCCAGGACAAAAACACGCTTGCGCAACTGGACCGGATTGCCGAAACCAAATGGGTTCGAGAAGATGGGACCGTGCTCAAGTTGGCGCGGGGGGGCATTGATGAGGGTGGCGATGCAACCAGTTGCCAGGCGGTCCGCGAGTTTTGCTCAACCCGTAAAGATGTTTGGGCGCCAGTTCGAGGAGCCCCGCAGAAGGGCAAACCGCTGTTAGGCAGGGGCGTGCCGGTGAGCATCAACCGCAAAAACAGGCCGATTGTAAAGAACGGGGTTAACCTTTACTTTGTGGGTTATGACGAAAGTGTCAAATCATTGCAGTATCGTTTAGGAGTTGAGACCGTGGGCCCTGGCTACCTGCACTTTGGCCTGTGCTCAACCGATCAATTCTTAGCGGAGCTGTTCCCCTGGAGGCGGATGCCACGACGCAGCAGGGGCCAGATCACGTATCACTGGGAGGCGCCAACTGGGGCGCGAGACGAGGGGGGCGACTGCACCCGCTACGCCTATGCGGTGCTGCAGCTGGTGACCCGTCGCTACACTCCAGGAACCATGTGGGCCCAGCTCGCCCGCACCCTGGGCACCCAGTCGCCAGGGACGGTAGGGGGATGGGCAGCGCCGGCACCCTCAGTCCGAACCTCCCAGCGATCGGGCTGGCTTAAAAACTCCAATGCAAGCAGCCTGGAGAAGCACAAAGGTTGGCTGAAGAGGTAAGATGAGGCCATGGCCTATACCCTGACCCAATTACAAGAGCTACGGAACGCAATTGCGGAAGGGGTTTTAAGCGTTCGCTTTAGCGACGGACGGCAGTTGACCTACCGAAGCCTTGACGAAATGCGCCGCATCGAAGCCGGAATGGCGGCAGAGCTGGAAGGCGGCTCGATGCCCCGCTTGCGGCGCACTTACTTCAGCATGTCTCGGCCAACCTGATGGGCAAAGGTAAGAGCAAGGGCAAAGGCAAACGGCTACGGGATGACCGAGAGTTTGCCCGTCGCACTATGGCCCGGTTTGAGGCCGCAGAAGACACCCGGCGAACATCTGGCTGGCGGACAAACAACAGCGGCCCAAACAGCGATCTGCGACAGGCGTACTACTGGCTAGTCAAGCGGCACCAGGATCTTGCCGATAACGATGCTTATGCTTCCAGAGCGATTGGCGTGATTGTAAATAATTGGATTGGCGATGGGATTATGAGCACCCCCACGGGTGCAACTAAAAAATACAATCTTAGCTGGAAGAACTGGGCAGAAACGCCAAAAAGTGATTTTTATGGCATTCATGATTGGTACGGCAATCAGGCGGTTGGGGCCAGGACTACGGCGGTGCGAGGCGCGACGCTAGTGCGGAAGCGGATACATCCTGAGCTATTTGAGCGTTATGGATTGGTGCCGTTGCAAGTGCAAATGCTTGAGCCTGACTGGTTAGATTTTAATAAAGATAATTCTCAAGATATTTTATTTGGCCAGCAGTTTGATAGCGCAGGCCGTTTGATGGGTTATTGGATTAGAGATAGTCACCCTGGCGAAACGTCGTTAGGGATTGGTCTCAGGGTCCAAAGTACCTTTGTTCCGAAAGAAGAAATTAGTTTACATTTTGACTGCAGACGAGCTGGCCAGCGAATGGGCCTCCCCTTTGGCACTGCAGCGATTTTGACCCTGCGGGATATGGGCGACATCAGGGCAGCCCAGCAGATGAAAGATAAAATTTCAGCTTGTTTTTTTGGTGTTAGTTACGATTCTGATGTTAATGCAGACAAGCTACTTGATGAAAACGGCAACCAAATAATTGGAGTTAACTTTGATCAAATCGAGCCCGGCGCAATTGAACATCTCCCACCAGGCCGAGACTTTAAGGCATTTACTCCGCCAAGTTCTGGCGATTTTGTTAGCACCCATCGTGAGTACGCTCACGCCGTAGCAGCAGCCTACGAGATTACTTATGAAGCGTTGACGGGTGATTTGTCAGACGTCAATTATTCGAGCTTTAGGGGCGGATGGCTAGAGTTTAGCCGGCGAATTGCTTACTTGAGGGGGAAGGTTTCTATGCCTGGAATGTTGACGCCGGTTTGCCAATGGCATGACGAGCTAGCCCGAATGGTTGGCCTGCTGAAAGGGCCAATGAGCTGGACTCATACCCCGCCGCGACGGGAGATGATCGACCCGACCAAGGAAATTCCGGCGTTGATTCTGGCGGTGCGTGCTGGAATTATGAGCCTGTCAGAGGTTCAACGAGCGTTTGGCTATGTGCCAGAAGAGATCATTGCGGAGTTGAGCGGAGACCTGCAAAGGGCTCGGGACGCCAGCCTGATCCTGAGCACAGATGCCGCGCTGGTTTCTAATGCTGGCGTAACCCAGGCTCGCCCGGCAGGATCTGCATTCACCAGCTCCGCGCCTGATCCTGGCGCAGAAGAGAGCAGCAGCGAGCCGCCGGATTGATGGCGCTGACCGCTTAAACTACTCTCAGCATTCGAGCATCAATGGCCCCAGGAGTAACCGTTAAAGCCGCCGCCACTCCCACAGTGTTGCGGCTCTATGGCGAAGTGGGGGTTGACGTGTTGGTTGATGACGTGGCCCGAGCGCTGGACGCTGCAGGGGGGCGTGATGTTGAGATTCACCTGTTTTCGCCTGGCGGTGTGGCGGTCGAAGGAATGGCAATCCATGACGTGTTAGCGGCCTACAAAGGCAAAAAAACCTATGTGATAGATGGCTTGGCAGCATCTGCGGGCTCGATTATCCCAATGGCCATCAACAAGGCCAGTGGCGATCGTCGGTTGATGCCAGACAACGCTCTGCTGATGATCCATAACTGCTGGGGCGGATCGGTTGGAGACGCCGATTCGATGGATGCCGCGGCGGCCATGCTGCGCGTGCACTCCCAGGTTTATTCCACCACCTATGCCAAGGCATCAGGCCAATCGGTCGAACAGATTTTGGAATGGATGGGCGCGGCGCAGGGGGGTGGGACCTGGTTCACCGCCAAAGAGGCCCTGGCGGCTGGTCTGATCGATGCAGTGATCGATCCGGTAGACGTGCGTGCCAGCGTCCCGGCTCTGCCTGCGGGGCGATTCCCTAACCCTCCGGGGTGGGTGTCTAAGGCCCTGGCGTCAATGGTTAGAATAGAATCAGGAGATCACCCTGAACACTCCCGAGCTGAACACATGCCCACGCAAGATCAGGCCGGGAGCGCACCGGCCGCCGTCATTGAGGCGCCTCCTGTGGTCGCTTCTACCGAAGCTGCCCACATTGCCACTGTTGCTCCTGCAGTAGT